TCATTGCCTCCTCGGCCACCATAGCCGCCACTATCACCAACAAACCCGCCTCCGGCACCTCCAGCTGAAACTCCGCCGCCTTTTCCGCCAAAACCGCAAACGATATTGGCATTAATAAAATAACTATCTGTTCCGTTGTTGCCCGCAGAATTAACGGCACCGCCAAGGCCGCCAGTGCCAACTACTACTGTATAACTCTCGCCAGGCACTACTGCAATATGATTTTTATATCCTAAGCCACCTCCGCCACCGCCTGCTCCATCAGCACCACCTCCGCCACCGCCTGCACCTACAGCAACAACACAAACTGTTTGAACACCATCTGGACAAACCCATGTATAGGTACCTGGAAAAGAGTAAACTGCTTCTCCTCTAGGTTTTAATAGCCATGGGTTGTGAAGTGTAATGCTCATGTAAACGAATAATAGAAAGTAACTTTTAATCCTGCCGCTCCTGTGCCAGCAGAGTCAATGTCGATACCTATTTCAACATCGTCAGCAATACTTGTTGTAGCCAGTGTAGTAGGAGTTGCTGCGGTAACACTAGTCTTTTCGGACTGGTCAATTGATAATTTGTTTGCTCCAAGAATACTTGTACCGTTTACATTTATATCAACTGTAACAAGCCCAGAAGACGAAGCAGTATTTAACGATGCCCTAGGTACTTGCGTTAAAGTCATTGCAAAAGGCGATCTAAATGTTATCTTGGATGCACCAGTTGTTAACGGAGCAATTTCGTCGGATACTGCTACTATAAATGATATAGACGAATTTAATCCCCGGCTTCCCACATAACCTACAGATCCAGTATATCCTACAGATCCTCTGGATCCAGTATATCCTACATTACCTTGTACACCCTGATTGCCGAGCTCAACCCACTGAGTCGAATTTCCGTCATTTAGATAATAATAGTTAATGCCTGTAGCTGAATCAACCCATAGATCTCCAACACTTGCTGATGTAGGAGCTATATTTGAGTATGTGTACTTTAAGGAACCTTCACTACCTGTATAACCTTCACTACCGGCATATCCTGTAGCGCCAATACTTCCGGTGTATCCAGTTGTACCTGCTGAACCAGCATAACCAATACCAGTTGATCCGGTGTATCCAGTTGTACCCGACGATCCAGTGTATCCAGTTGTACCCGAGGATCCAGTGTATCCATTGTTACCTGCTGATCCAGTGTATCCATTGTTACCTGCACTACCGGTATAACCTGTTGCTGATCCAGCAGACGCTACATTTGATAGGAAAGATACAGTATTTGAGTTAAAATCGATATTACCCGAGGTTGTACTAAACGATACGCCACCGGTATTAGATGCTGATATTACTGCCCCGCCGAGATCAATTGAGTTGCTGGCCAGGTACAATGTACCAAACCTCATAGTCGGAGAGCCAATGTTAATTGTATTACTTGTTGTTGGTAATATCGAGTTATTAACTGTTAATGTACCAGCTACATATATATTCCCTGCTAATCCGGCACCTGCTGCCGAACCACTGTATCCTGTAACTTCTGAGGCTGAACTACCGGTGTAGCCAATTGATCCTACACTTCCAGTGTATCCAGGAGTACCCAAGCTACCGGTATACCCTGCTCCCGCTGAACCGGTATATCCATTTGTACCTGCACTGCCTGTATATCCTGTGCCAGCACTTCCAGTGTATCCATTTGCACCGGCACTACCTGTGTATCCATTTGTACCTGCTGAACCGGTATATCCTGTGCCACCACCTGCACCGCTAGAATTATAAGCCAGTGAATTCCAGTTTGAAACACCGTCACCGACTTTTAATTTGCCGGTGTCGGTTTCTAAAGCCAATTCTCCTTCGGCTAAAATAGGGTTTGCTGCCGACCATTGAGCAGCAGTACCTCGTCTAAGTTGAATTTGAACAGCCATGTTTAATTTTTCCGTATTCTATATTTATATGGGTCCACCACCGTCAATTCCTGTAACTCCACCGTATACTGATGTGGGCGATCCTCCATCGACATTAGTTAAACCTACACCACCGGTACCAGCACTACCTGTGTAACCTATTGCGCCCGTTGTACCAGCACTACCTGTGTACCCATCAACACCAGCACTACCTGTATATCCGGCTCCAGTACTACCTGTGTAACCTATCCCTGCACTTCCGGTGTACCCATCAGCACCAGCACTACCTGTATATCCGGCTCCAGTACTACCTGTGTAACCTATTTCACCTTTGATGCCTGTGGCACCAGAAAGATCAGTTATATATGTATATACTGTTCCGTCCCAAAGATATAATTTAGCAGTATCGGTGTCATCAGTACTGCCAGTGTCAATAATAGCAAATTGTCCAGATGTAATACCTGTTGGGCTAGTATCAGCTAATAATAATGCTACACTAGCATAAGTTTTTGCTATGGTAAAACCTAATCCTGTATCACCTTTTTGTCCACGACTTCCGGTATAACCTTCACTGCCTGTGTAACCAATAGAACCTTGGCTTCCAGTATAACCTTCGCTGCCTGTGTAACCCACACCTTCACTACCGGTGTAACCTATGCTACCAGTATAACCAACAGAACCTTGGCTACCTACATAGCCAGGAGGACCCACTGGGATGTAAACCTGTCCTACCCATTTTATTCCATCCCAGGTATATGTTACTCCACTAGGACTTGTAAAACTGTCGCCAATTTGCGGTGAATCTGGAAAATCTAATGCCATAATTGATATTTATTGCTAGGGTTTACCACGAACTAGTGCCAGTAACCTTTACCCAAATATTTGCAGTTCCGTCAGAATAGTTGGTATTACAAACATAGAGATCGTCGCCGCTAACTGCATAGTGCCCTTTAAGGTCGCCTGATGCACCTTTGTTAGTAGTCGGAGCAGCGGCTTTATAGTGTACCAGGTGTGTACTAACGCCTGCTCCAAGAGTAGTAATATCAATGAATGCACCTTTAGCATCGCCGCCTTGCTCAAATATTCGTAATTTATCTCGGTAAGCATCAATGGTGATACCCGTACCTGAATAGGTTACATTGGCAGCAGGTTTTTCTAATAATAGCTCACCGCCTTCGTCGCCTACACCTGCTAAAATAGTCATCTGTGGCACAGATACTATGTTTGACGCAAATGTAAAGTTTGAACTACCAGCTGGATTGTTAGATCCATCTTTATAAACTACTTGGTTAGCAGAACCTGCCACAGGACCAACACTACCGGTGTAACCAATATTACCTTGTAATCCAGTTGCACCTGCGTCCCCATTGGTTCCATTTGTACCTGCACTGCCTGTATAACCAGTGGGTCCAGTTGCACCTATTGCGCCTTCACTACCTGTATATCCAACATCTCCTTGTACACCAGTTGCACCAATATCACCTTGACTACCTGTATAACCAGTAGGTCCGGTTGCACCTGCGTCTCCATTAGTTCCATTTGTACCTGCACTGCCTGTATAACCTACTGCACCGGTAGCACCTATATCACCTTGACTACCTGTGTAGCCACTTACTCCTTGTACACCAGTTGCACCTATTGCGCCTTCACTGCCTGTATATCCAGTATCGCCTTGGGGACCAGTTGCACCTATTGCGCCTTCACTGCCTGTATATCCAGTATCGCCTTGGGGACCAGTTGCACCAACATCTCCTTGTACACCAGTTGCACCTGTATCGCCAAAGCTGCCTGTATATCCAGTAGGTCCAGTTGCACCTATATCGCCAAAGCTGCCTGTATATCCAGTAGGTCCAGTTGTACCTATTGCTCCTTCACTACCTGTATATCCTGTTACACCAGTTGCACCAATATCACCTTGACTACCTGTATATCCTGTTACACCTGTGGCTCCTTCACTACCTGTATATCCTGTTACACCAGTTGCACCTATTGCGCCTTCACTACCTGTATATCCTGTTACACCTGTGGCTCCTTCACTACCTGTATAACCAGTAGGCCCAGTTGCACCTATTGCGCCTTCACTACCTGTATATCCTGTTACACCTGTGGCTCCTTCACTACCTGTATAACCAGTAGGCCCAGTTGCACCTATTGCGCCTTCACTACCTGTATAACCAGTAGGCCCAGTTGCACCTGTGGCTCCTTCACTACCTGTATATCCTGTTACACCAGTTGCACCTATTGCGCCTTCACTACCTGTATATCCTGTTACACCAGTAGGCCCAGTTGCACCAGTATCACCAAATGATCCTGTGTAACCAGTATCACCTTGACTGCCTACATAACCAGTATCACCAAATGATCCTGTGTAACCAGTATCACCTTGACTGCCTACATAACCAGTATCACCAATTGATCCTGTGTAACCAGTATCACCTTGTGGACCGGTGGCTCCTTGAATACCTTGACTACCTGTATAACCTAATACAGATCCTAAATCTGATGTTGTATTATCTGTATAATTTACTTGTATATTTGCACCAGACAAGGAAAGAGATTGTACCAAAGTTGGCTTGTTTAGCAAATCAGTGTAACTTCCGCTGAGAGCTACATTTGCTAAACTTGCTGTGTTAGCTTTAGTTCCTATTAGGTTAGTAATTGTCGTAGAAAAACTTGCGTCACTATTTAAAGCCAGTGCAAGTTCATTTAATGTGTTAAGTGTTTCTGGTGCAGATGCTACCAAATTGGCAATAGAGTTATCAACATAACTAACATTGGCAAAATTAGTATCATTAGTAAAACTACTTAATGCAGTAGGTCTACTGCTAATAGAGGACCATGCAATGTTACTGTTTGATAGGTCAAGTGGGCCACCTGTAGCCAAGACATTTCCGCTAGCTGTTATGGGCACAGACCCAATTTGAATTCCATCTATTCTTAATAATTTTTTAGTCATTGCTTATACCTTAAACAGTTTTCATAAATTCAACAGCATCAAATGTATAGAAGCTGGCATCACCTTGGACACTGGTATAGTACAAGGTTAGTTTATCTCCGTCGCTTAGTCTTACATCAACTATACCGTCTGGATACGACTCGTTGCTCTTAATCCTTGCTCCGACGCTGAAGCTAACATTAGGCGGCGTGTAACCATCTTTAACCATCATGACATCAAACAGCTCCATATAAGAATAGTAGTCGTTGTGTAGTCTTACAGTGATTTTTACTGCTACTACATCTGCAGAACTTGCCTTCCAAATTTCGTGTTCTGTGCTATAAGCACTACGAACATAATATGGATTACCTTTAACAGTCTTAGTAGCACCAGAAATTGTAATTTGGCTGTTACCAACAGCCGGCAAACTTACCACACCTGTATTGGCTACAGTAACTTCAGCAGACTCATTCTTGATTCTGTCTACTAGATTTGTACCATAGGTAACTTCTTTAGTAGTGGTGTTATAGTACAGAACACTGGCTGTTGTTGCATCGCCCCTCACCGGAGCAACATAGAAACTACTATCCTGATCGGCAATACCATTTAATTCAACCCCTGTGGCATTGATTATAATGGTATTGTTGCCTTGGTATTGGTGGCCTGCTGCATAACCAATGGCAACTGATTCAGTGCCTTGGTTAACTTTACCAGCTTGATGACCAATAGCTGTTGCTCTTACACCTTGGTCAAAATTGCCAGCTTCGGTGCCTAGAGCAGTAGCATATACTCCCTGGCGTTGACCACCAGAATTAGTACCAACTGCAACCCCGTGTTCGCCTTGATCTTCATTACCTGCTATATAGCCTATAGCAACTGCTTTATTGCCTTGTCTAATTTCTCCAGCAAAGCTACCTAAGCCAACTTGGAAATTGGCACCGGGCTCTTGTTCAAAGTCCCAGAATTGACCAATGTATGTACCTTGTCCGTCGTCACCAGACTGGTAGGCTCCTTTTTGTACATAGACATAACCTGCAGGTTCAAATCTCCAGGTAACGGTGTTAGCAGTAATACTAGTAGCAGCGGGGCTAGTAATATTACCAGTCCAGGCTGTAGTTTGATAAGTGCTATCACTAAATGCAATATTGCCAACACCAGCTAGAGAACCAACTGTTATTGGTCCTGCGCTAGGATCCAAGAACTGTAAATTAGTTGGAGTACTAATTATTAAGTTACCAGGTAAAGTTAATTCACCATTGACACCAAACGACCAAACATTGTTGTTAGCAGTTATATAAACTGGAGGATTTGATCCGTTTGATACCTGTACATGACTATTTTCACCGCCCAAGAACAATATTGATCCGCTATTGTCCTGTGGGCCGCCGGCTCTAATATGAATATGATTTGGAGCAGTAGGATCAATGACCAAGTACGAATCACCAAACACATTAGTATCTGGACGAAGTTCCATGGTTGAATATCCGTAGCCATCACCGGAACTGTTAGCAACAAAGTTTATAGCACCGTTACCGCTTGTAAGATTACCTGCTAGAGTCAAAATGCCGTCACTGCCATCAAACTTCCAACGATACGCACCTTCTTGTGGAGCAATATATAAGGAAGAAGCAGTTGAGGTATTCACATAGGTTTGGAGTTCAATATCTCCTTGAATGCCTGTGTAATTATTTGCAACATTACCAAGAACTACTCTTAAAAAGCTAGTGTTTAATTGGTCACCTATGTCTACATTTACAGGGCCTGCTAAAAGTCCAACACCATTTTCCTGGAATACGCCCTGTAACATTCCCCCTTTGATATTTCCCGGTACTGTTAGTTCACCATAACTATTAAAGTTCCACGATGAACCGCCTACATTAATAACTACATCCGAATTGGCACTAGCGATCGAGACATTTGTTGTTCCGTTTTCAATTCTGTTTGGTATTCCGGCATCAACAGGACCCCAGGAACCATCACCTAACAGTGCATTTGCAGGATTACCATCTAGGTTAATAGAGGCAATGTTACCAATACTGGCAATGTTAGCAAGTTGAATATTGGAAATATTCCTGCCGTCACCAATTAGGTATTGGGCAGAAATAGAACTAAATCCACTAATGCTTGGTGCTGGACTTGCATCTGCGCCCTGAATACCAGTGTTAACAAACAATATACCAGTACTAACTGTATCTGTAGCAGTGATATTAGCTGTTGTTAAAGTATTTGTATCCGAAGTGTATGTTAAATCAACATCAGCTCTCACATACTGTCCTGTTGATCTCTGTTCAACAAATGTAGGATAGAAGACTGTGGTTAATCCATTGGTGTCAGTAATATCAACTAGTCCAGTAAATGCAATGTTGGCCAAACTGTTTGATAAGGAATCAATATTGCTTTGTAGATTAGCATCAGCAAGTGCTCGAGCATTGGCTTCATCGGTTATATAAGAGGTAGTAAATGCAGTAGTCTGTACAGTAGCATCTGGAAAGTATAGACTACCGTCTGTGTCAAATAGCCAAGATTTTAGTGTAGTCAGCGCATTAGTGTTAATAACAACTGAATTTGATGATGTAATAGCAACATTTCCTGTAGTTGATGCTATTTCTGCGCCCTGGATATAAATGTTTTCACCAGTTGATACGGTAGGAAATGTTACAAAGGGATTTAATCCGCCAATTAATACCACCTCTGCGTTACCGTTAGTTAATCTGTCAAGAGTGCCAGTAAATGCAACATTGGCCAAACTGTTTGATAAGGAATCAATATTGCTTTGTAAATTACTGTCGGCAGAAACTCGAGCATTGGCCTCATCACTGACTGCCTGTATTCTTGCATTTACTTCAGCAGTAATATTGCTTTGTAAACTTGCATCGCTTGCAATTCGGGCATTGGCTTCATCGCTAACCGCTTGAACTCTTGCGTTTACTTCAGCTGTAATGTTACTTTGTAGTGAATTGTCAGCGGCCACACGAGCGTTAGCTTCATCACTAACTGCTTGGATACGAGCAGTAATTTCTGAACTAATGTTTGCTTGTAAATTAGCCTCGGCTGCGGTTGCACGGTTAATTTCAGCTGTTAAATTAGATCCGGTAGCACTACTGATATTACCAAGTGCAGACAACAAGTTACCATCAGCACTTTGGAAGGCTGTAACAATTTCAGACAAACTATCTAATGCGGCCGGATCTGTATTGTTAAGTATGTTGTTTATCTGGCTCTGTAAATTAGATGTTGCAGTACCGCGAAGATTGGCTTCGTTGCTTACAGCGGTATTAACATAGGTAATATTGGCAAAATCAGGACCATTGGTAAACTGATTTAGATTAGTTGGTACACCAGATAGGTCACCGTATGCGCCACTTGTAGCCACATTGGCAAAGTTTGGTTTGTTTAAAACATTAGCCCATTGTATGTCACTATTTGATAAATCAATTGGTGCACTGGCCAATATTGTTCCCGAAGGCGATTCACTAACAGATATGTTCCCGACATGTATTGATCCCGGTCCAACATATAACGAGTGCCAGCGGTTAGCTGAGTTACCCAAAAATCTGATATTATCAACATCTGGTATAATATTAGAATTAAAGGCCAAGAAATCGGGTCTATTGATTAAGTCTGGGTAGCTACCAGATTTGGCTACTGTTGCCAAACTATTATCTAAAGCGGTAATGTTTGATTGTAGTGATGTGTCAGCACTGGCCCTGGTGTTTGCTTCTGCTGTAATATTGCTCTGTAAGCTAGTATCGGCAGCAATACGAGCATTAGCCTCGTCACTGACTGCCTGTATCCTTGCATTTACTTCTGCTGTAATGTTACTTTGCAACGATGTATCTGCGCTGGTACGAGCACTGGCTTCACTGTTGATCGCTGTAGTACGGGCATTAGTTTCAGCTGTGATATTGCTCTGTAGACTATTGTCTGCGTCAATACGAGCGTTTGCTTCTGCTGTAATGTTACTATTAATATCAGCTACAGTAGATACTACTTCAGTAAAACTATCAAGTATATTAGCATCAAAGTTTGAAAGAATGTTGTTAATTTGATTTTGAAGGTTAGCATCGGCTGCACTACGAACGCTGGCTTCGGTGGCAATATTGCTCTGTAAACTGGTGTCGGCAGCAATACGGGCATTGGCTTCGTTATTGATGTTAGTCTGTAATATTGTTTCGGCAGCAAAGGCTCTGGCAACTTCAGAATTCAAATTTGATTGTACTGCTGTTATCAATGTTTTTAGGTTAGCAGCCAATGCAGGATCGTTATCTAAGCTAACGGATATTTCTTCAAGAGTGTTTAGTCCCGGTGATGCATTTCCAACTAGCTGAGTCAATGATGCAGTGACATTTGCAGCCAATGCAGAAACATTAGAACTAACACTTGTAATTAAATCTGTAATAGTAGAAGTAGTATTTGCAACTGTTGCGGCAACAATTGGTCCTAGGTTTCCTTCTAGGTAACCAGTGATCCAGGTCCTGGTTGTTGGTTCAGTAGGTACAATAACACCGCCAGGTGTAACGCCATCGTGAACACGAAGTGTTAATAGAGTAGTATCAAGAGTTATTTCTCCAATTGGCCCAATATAACTGCTGTTTACTTGTGTATTTCCACGCTTGAGCAGTATCTGTCTAGCGTCTAAGTCAATAGTTTGGTTATTAATAGTCATTATATACTTCCACCGTCAAGTGTTGTAAAATCATCTGTGCTGGTTTCGCCTTCTTGTGGAGGCATTTCGGAATAATAGCCGGGCATAACAATTAGGTCAATTGGTACATGATAGTTATCATCAATATATGCAGGCCTTTCAACATTAGTGTCTAAATTGATCACCCTGAAAGTTAGCTTGTAGTTTCTCTGATTCAGGCCATTGGCATGTGCTTTGGTAATAACAAATCTTGCTAGTCCTTTAGTAGCATCCACTCTTTCAACAGCGTAAGATCTTACTGTTAATTGATTTACAGGATCTTGTATGTCAACTTGTACCGCATATGGTGTAATGTTTACGCCTTTTTGGTCTTGGTTGCGGACCCGTACTTGTATAGCGTTATCTATCCCCTGATAAATTGTCACAGGTCTGGCATACATTTCTCTGTTCCTTGTTGTAAAAATAGTGCGGTCCCAAAATCGTAGGTCCACTGTGTTCGGATATAAATAGATTGTTATCATTATTTTAATATTTACCACTGTGGAAGAAATCGAACAGTTGCTCAAAAGATACCCCTTTATAACATACCTAATTTATGGGGGCAACGAATATATAGGTATAATACAAAACTCAGACGAGCAAATTACCACTATCTACGATTTTGGTAGCCTTCGGGTGCCCGAACAAAAGAAAAGATTCCTAGAATTAGGCGAACAGTGGTGGTGGGAAAGCAATAGGATAATTCCTATTAATGTTTTCCTAAAGCAAGAATGGGCTGAATTCAAGTTTTGCGTTAAAACTATGAACAGCAAAGATGTTGATATCCGTATGGGACCACAACTTAATCTTAAAGAAATGGCGGCTAAAAGACGTAAACGCCGCTCAATAACCTTAGTTCGTAAGATCAACTAAGTTCATGTTAACTACCACAAGGTGTGCGTAGCCAACACTGTGACTCTTTTTAAAGTAGTAGCCATTATCGGCAGGTTTTTCCCAGACACTCTCAGCAACTTTGCTCCAAGGTAGACCTATTAAGTGACGCTTGGCCGGTCTAATTACTGCCAACAACATGGCCAGTCTAGGAATACTATTAACTGCTTCGGGCATCTTAATTAGTGTGTCATAATGATTGCCGATGTGTATCATCTGACTGCAGAACTCTGGTTCGTAAAGTCTGTGCCAGGGCGGATCTCTAGAGAGTAGCTCATTTAAATGTTGCTCACTTCTAACCTGCTGATATAACCCAACATTAAGAAAATCGAGCTTGATATAACCACGATCTTCAGCTTGTCGATAATCTACTCCAGCTCGACCATTGAAAGGGTCCTGCGGTATATCAGTTACATAAATTCCAGTGTTGTGTGCAGTCGATTGCCCTTGGTCGTTGATAATACTGGCACCAATGTGTCGGATCTTTGACAGTATTTGCTGTCGGTCAGCAAAGTCGATGTCTACATCGCTGGTAAACTTTATAGACCTGCTGTTGTTAATATCTGTCGAGCCCATTTTTGATCTCCACTTTCGTGTTTAAATCTTGATTTCCAGAAATCTGGATCAATCCAACGAATGATTAGAGCTACTTGGTCTTCTGTCAAGTTGCTTAGAAACTCTACCCCAGAATCACAGTTAAAAATAATCCAAGGACTAATCCTGCCAGTGCTAACATGATAACAAATTCTATTGCTGTTACCGTATCTGAAGTAATCACGGATACCATTTTTAAGATCTGGGTTGTCTTCAACATAGCCGTTAATTTCATTGATGCCTCTTTCTAGAGCATCCTGTACAGATTCTGTTCGTAAGTAAGTAAACAACCACTCTTCATAGAGCTTGTCTGATGTCCAGTAGTCTAGTTTTTTATTATTCCTTAACAACCAATTAGTAAACGATACAAAGTTAACACATTTGATATCTTGGCAGTATCGACCAAATTTAACAAAGGCAGTATAGTAACAAAATCGTCGTAGGTTTTTTCTTTGCTACTTTGAGTCATCTTATAGAACTCCAAGTAGGACATAAATCCCCACTGTACACCTTTTTCTTTTTCTTGTTGGTATCTTCTTTTCTTTTCGCAGAGATGGTTTACCAAAGTTGTTTCTTTAGTAAATCCTTTATTACAGTACTTACAAACATACTTTGATTCTGTTACTGGCATAGTGTTAGCTTGGTATGCTTTTAGTATGTCTAAAATCATAGTTCTGCTTTGATTTTCTTATCGTCCCACCCAAGTTCTCGGGCCATTCGTTGTAGTTGTTCAAAGGTATTAAGCTCAGCCATTAGCTCAACTTCATCTCTTTTTAAATGAGGAAACTGGCTTTCAATAAACTTTTGTTTTCTGCGATCCCCAGTCTTTTTTGTTTTTAACCAATAGTGTCTTTTAGATCCTAGTCCAGGACTAACTGTAGTACAAATAAGCCATTGTAGCTTAGGATGCCTGCCTAGGTCAAAAAAGTTGATATTTACACGATCGTTGATTGCACGAATATACCATTCTTGTAGTTCAGGACTGCCTTCAACATTAGCACCCCACTTGAGCATGAGATATGTGCTGAACTTTTTACGCTCTTCGTCTGTAAGACTGTCATAGAACTTTCGATCCTTAAGATCAAAAGCTCGCATCTCTGTGGCAATGTCTAGTTTATTACTCATTGATATATTGTATTACCATGCCTTGCCAAAGTCAACTACTTCGCTGACACGACTAATCTCTTTGACAAAATAAACACACAAGGGTTTTGCAGAGTCCGAATCAACTGGTACCGCTAACATCTGCCCGGGCTTGAGTTTAGGAAAATACCATTTAACATCTTGATAGATGTCTACGATTTCAACAGAATGAAACTCAGGCCTAAAACTGCTAATAGGATTAAAACAAAAAGCACTAAAGCCACGATCATTAATACTAGTCAAAGGTACCACTTCAAGATCGCCTAAGTCGCTCTCTCCAATTAATAGTTGCCAATCCACTGGCATCTTAACTGTCCAATTGCCTATCTTGAGTACCAAGGCCGGGCTATTAAAACTTTCCAGAAAAATCAACGGTATAAAAAAATAATCGGGATTTTTTGGGTCACTGTTATCTAGCACACAAAAACGAAGGTCCTCAATTTCTTCAGGAATGTCGTTCATGTCGTAAGCTCTGTTATTATCTAAATTTAATATTCTTGACATATTATAGGTATTCTACTTTCTCTATGGTAAAGGGGTAGTTAGCCTCTTTATAAAAATTCTTTCTCTGTGTCAGGTGTCTTTTGGCGAACTTGCACGACGAGGTAATATCCCAGATTTGGACAAAGTCCTTATCCTCTGCCTTACGGATTCCCCTTCCAATACTTTGGATAACCCTAACAAAGCTCTTTCCGGGCTCCAGAAGAACCAAATTAAAAATCCTAGGGATATTAATACCCACAGCGGCCACACCGTAAGTCGCCACAATAATCTTGTCACTAGATTCCGCCACTTCGTCATAATGCTCCTGTCTTGTTGTTCCTTTAGTGGCGCCGCTGACAAAAACTGCACGGTCACCGAGTCTTTCAACTAGAGCTTGGCCAGCGGCTACACGATCTACAAGGATCAGTGTATTTCCAGTGTCAACGATTCTTCGAACCATTTCTGCTATATGGTCTAAACGCTTACCGGACTCTAATAGAAATTTTAATTCACTTTGATAGTTACTGTACTCAGCATGATCAATTAACTGTAAAATATTGACATGACATTGAGCCAGCACGCCTTGCTCCTGTAATTCTCTAGCACTGAGTTTGCCGATTACGCGGCCAAGACTGCAATATAGAGCCATAAACTCATAACGCTCTTTGGGTATTGTTCCTGTCAGTCCCCAACGAATAGGAATTTGAGCCATTGGTCCTGTTAGCAAAGTTTTTAGTGCATCGGCTTTGGCCATGTGTACTTCGTCAACGATGACACAAACTACACCTTCAATAAACTCTTGTATTGTGATCTCTGCTTCGTGGTTACGAGTATTCTTCAGCAGTACATTAAGACTTTGCCAAGTACAAATTGTATGCTGTCGATTAAATTCTTTGCGGTCACCATAGAAAACGCCAACATCCAGCCCTAAATTGACATAGTCTTTTTCAGTTTGTGTAACCAAACTCTTGTTAGGCACAATAACAATACTACGACCGTATTCGCTAACTGAATTACTTAGAGCCGCAGTCATCAAAGTTTTGCCTGCGCCAGTGGCTACTTCTTGTATGCACTGTGGGTTCTCGAGAAACCTATTAATAACTTCAACTTGATAGTTACGCAACATAATTGGTTGCCCTGCCATTGGATGACCTTTAGGCCAAAGTGTGTCTTTAAAGGTATCTTCTTCTATTTCGTTAAAGTCAAATTTAGTATTGTAGTCTCTAGTATCGTCGAGCTGTATGTCATAGCCTCTTTCTGCCAGATACTCTAGTATTTCGGGTAGCAGGTTGATGTAGGTACTACCGCTGAGCTGAAAGAAACTTACCTTTCCGTCCCAACGGCCCAGTCTGACCGCAGGCAAATATCTTGCACCTGGAATTTCAAACTTGTACTTGTTAACTAGCTCTTTACGATCAACTAGTTCAAGTCCTTTAATTTTTACATTAACTTCGTCGTTAATTTCTAAGATACATTCTCTCATGTTGTTGGTTGTTGGTATTTTATCATTACATCTGTACAGTAAACAACTTTCTTAGAGTGCTGTACAATGTGTTGTTTCTTTGGGCCTATCATCAAGGAGGTCATGGTAACCAACATTGGTATATCTGTTTCCCAACTGTGCATCCAATGGTTTAAGTATACACATTTTGCGTTTGGTGGCAACTTGAGCGTCCTACTTTTAATAGGTATTTCAACTAGTTCGTCACTGGTAAAGTAATCTTTGAGTACCGGCAACATGCGACCGGTGTTGGCATCGATATTTTCAAATACATATATGGGCCATCGATTTGTTGTTTCTGCATATTTGACTATGTCCTTAAAAGAGCCTTCTTCCTTTAAAGGTATGTGTATTTCTTTTAGTGTCAGCAACATAGTTTGATTTTGATTATAATTGCTTTCAACCCAAGCACGAATATCATCGCTGATACAGTAGCCTAAAATATTGCTATGGTCAACAAGATTAACTAGATTGTCGTCGTTAAACCCGTTAAGGTTATTTTCTATATATTCAATTAAACTAGGTTCGCCGTTGCGTATAACGAGACCTGTATCTGTTTTTTCAAGTACTATACGATAGTTACCTTGTTTGATCTCTTTGACTTGTTCAATTAAGTCATCGATAGTGGGATCTACTTCAAATTGATATTTATCCGCAATGGATCTGAGCCAAAGCAAACGAGGCTCTGTTACAGACATAATCCATGCCTTTTGGTCCCTATCAAATTTCATTTGCCCAGGTATGTTTTTGCCGCTGTCTTTTATTTCGTCAATCATTTTAGATTCGTAAGGAAATCTAAGATATACTTGACCGTCAACAATCTTGATAGATTTGCTACGATCAACATAACGAATAGGCAAACGGAAATGCCCATTGTCCTCGTGGATACCAATGTCAATGTCGTATTTGGCGAATTGTCTTTTGTATTTTACCACTAGTTTGTGTGCTAGTAGAGCCTGTTTGTCTGTGTAGCCTACACCCCTATTTGTTTGCTCAGCAAGATTTGCCACAATTTGCACATCGTATCTGGCTAAACTAAAAGTCATCGGCTTGCCCTTGATACTGATGTAACCAGCAAGAATTTCAATATAGTCCTCAATGTAGGGTATAGTCTTCTTTTGCATACAGTAAGTGTAACATATTCTTTTTAAAAAGTCAAAAAAATACCCAGAGCACTCTGGGTATAAAGTTCAGCAAGTGCTGAACAGGAGCGATCAAAAATTGTTGTCAAAGACTTTTTCTTCCGGTCTGGCCAGACCAGCCAGCAACTGATACTGGTCCCAGGCATGCTTGACCGTTGGATTAGCATCATGGTCTTCGGGCACTAACACGGTTTCTAGCCAGTAATAGGGCAACCTACCCGGGTTTGAGCCAAATTGTCTAGGCTGATGTAGCCGACCAGTTGAATGCAACGACAAGCAAATGTCTCGAATTACTTGTTCGTCGTCGTCAGGAATGTTTGCCCATTCGGGCATAGACCATATATTTGAATAGGTATGATATCCTTTCCAAATACTTGTCCATTGTTTGTCGTTGTTAGGATCAAAATCGGTCCTAGCAACAACTACCAGAATATCTTCGAGCGCAACTCGTCCCTCATAGATATCTCGAACACACCTACTCAGGCTTAGTCCTATTTTCATTTGTAATTTCCAAATCGTGTTGAACAATTAAACGGTGTAGCGGATCCATACGCTCCTGAAACACTTCTGGTGCGGCATCGGCGGCTCTATTCATATCCCAACTACCAGGATAATGTCTAAGTATAGAATATGCTTCTTGCCTAACTACCTTAGGTATTCTAGGATACTTTTTTCTGTCGTGGGCTAGTTCTTGTAAAAATCTACTAGCCCACATTACAGCACGATACCGTTCGTCGGGTAAAGTCATTTTAGTAACCGTGAGGCTCGATGTGTTTTTCTTTCCAACGATCAGCGCGGGCTTTGAAAGCTTCTGGATTAGAATTGAATTCGTCAATGGCATTTTTAAGTGCTTCTTCTACAAACTGATTAAAAGTCTGATCTCGCTCGTGCGCCATAATCATGTACTTCAAAAGGTCGCTGTCCGGGATATCCAACGGAATGCTAATACGATCATCGTAATCCTCGCCCAAGAAGATAGCACGAGCCTTTTCTAGCCAATCCTCTTCGCTTTCAAGATCAGTAAACCTCACGCCTTCCCAGGCTTCTTCGTCGGCGGAACGAGCAACAGTTTCGGCCCGATGTGCATCTACATAGGTATCATTGATCATGCGATAGGCTCGATTGTTGCGATAATCAAAAGCTTCAACTTGAAATACTTCTTGAGTTCTGGTGTCGAAAGTAATGCTAAGAGTAGCACCGTCTTGATCACCATCCCAGCTATCTAGTGTATACGCATTTTCACCAAAACAATTCCAGCAATAACGACTGCCTTCGGTAATGCGGTAGTCAACAGTTTCCATCCATTGTTTCAATTCAATCATCTTTATGTTCCTTTGCCAGTTTACACATTAATTCAAAATGCTCATACGCATTCTTAACACTAGGATTGTACATTAAATCTTTGGCCTCGTCAATCAAGGCTTTTGCACCAGCTTCAGCACATTCGCGCACACTTGGCCATTCGAGCTGTCGAGCACTGTCGCCAAATACTTCAATAAGACGATTCCAGGCTTTCATCTGCTCGGGCGTCAAAGGCGTTTCTCTGCTCTTGTAGCCGAGTCTAAGTTCAGACGCTTTCATTATTGCTGAACTCACTGCATCTTCAGCGACCCGACTGGCTGCAATCAGGGCCGCATAATTAGGATCAATATTATAACGGCGGCTACTGCCTCCGGGATAAACAAGAACCAAATGTGCGCCTTTTGGAAACGAATCCAAAAGTTCATTATCATATTCCGAAACAGGTACATACTTACGACCTTTCTTTTCGTAAAAGATTTTTTTCATACATAAAATCCTGCGTTACGCAACTCGCTCAACGAGCTGTTGCGATTTTTCGGGTCAACTGTTAATTTGATAATTTTACCACTATCCAACTTATCGCTTAAATCTTTTGCTTCTTTAAGACCTAGGCTAGGCAATGTAACTGATCGAATGGCCTTGATCAATCCAACACGATTGGCGCCAGGCTGACGACCGGAGATGCTAATAATAGCATTGTACTCACCGGTCAACAAGGAAAAGAAAATCTGCCCCTTGATATCCGAGTCGAGCACACTTGAGATCTGCTCCCACAATTTTATGCCTTCGTCGGTACCGTAGGCTTCCGTAATGCTACGCATGAAATTGATACCACTTTGAATGATATCTTCTCTGTATTCATTGGGAATCATCTTTGCCAGTCTCAATCATTTTAACTAGTTTTTGATTACGATAGTCCTGTTCTTTACGCTCACGCTTTTTGTCGTTAGTAAGTCTTAGCATTTCATCATACTGTCGTGCCCACTTAACACCGTCAAGCCAAGAGCGCAGGTCGTCCAAGGTACCACAAAAGAGTTGGGCATCTCGGGCATAGATCGGTAGACTGTCTTGGTCTTTTGGTTTAACTGCTACATAATCGTCGCCATTTGAACTTCCCCAGCCATGCCTAGGATAACACATCATAAAACCTAGTACGCTCAACTCTTCTTCGAGGCGATGAACTTGAAGTACAGTATGATATCCAGCCATGTTATTTTCCAATTACCAGCTACTATTATAAAACACTTTTAGTCCTGAGAACAAGTCGGCTCTGGCACGACGACAGAACTCTAAGTCTTGTTCTTTGTAATAATCGTCAGAATTGTTCCCGAAGAAGAATCCTTGAGTGGTAGGAAGTTGTCCTTCTGTTACAGCGATCTCGAGCTCATCAATGTCTTCTCGTGTAAGCTCGAGTTCTACGCCATTGAAGCTACTACCCCATTCTGAATCTTCAGGTGTTTGACCCCCAGCGGCCAGTTTGCGAATCCACAGTTGCTCCATCCAGCCCTGCAGGCTAGGATGCTTGCGCCAGTAGGCAATTTCAATTGGTTTAGACATGTTAGGATTAACAAGCTCCCCGTTTTCGAACTCAGCGCCTTCGTAGAAATCCTCGCGTTGACCAGATCGAGCGGCAATATAAGCATACTGATCAAGACCCATAATTTACTCCTGTTTCAAGCAGACAAATTTAACTTCTTTGGTAGTGCGTTTACCCAATGCTTCGCTTTGCTTGCCAGCGGCTAGACAAGCGGCTTCAGACTTAAATCCAGGTACACTGGTCAACGCCATGCTGTCTTTTTCGCTGAGCATACCAGCATGAAGAAATAGTACTAGAACCCAACTCATTGTGTAACCTTTACAACTTGAAAACCTTGATCTTCAAAAAACGGAACTTCGCTTTCGTCACAATCAAACAAGAAAATATCGTAATCCCACACTTGATACATCAGAGTACTCCTGTCAATAGTGCCGCAAAGTTAACAGCACTGATGGTAATGTTGAAATAGCCTAGACCATTGCGCCCTTCAGCAAAGGCCTCATTGGCCCAGCGCCATGCTAGTATAACAAAGATCGCATTCAGTATCAACCAAAAATTCATATCAAAACCTTTATCGGAAGAGGGCTTATATCACGCATCCGACACATTTGGTGTCACGCATCCGAATGCCTCTTACGCACACGGCAGGGGTTAACTTATGCAGACTTCATGCAGGTAGTCTGAGCCATTGCCTTCCAGCGGAGGGGAAAGCTCTTGTACAGTTGAGCAATCTTCACTGCCATACGAAGCGACATCTCGCGCAATTTGTTCTTGTTAGTATCCATGAAGTCAATGATTTCGTCTTGACCTTCGGGTGCAATATCCATGTCTTCGAACAGCTCGCCGCTCTTGGCAATCTGACGAATACGGAGAATCTTGTCACGCATGGTGTCCAAAGTCAGATCCAGATAGTGACAACGGCTCTGCAGAGCATCCAGGTGATCCTTGAGCTTCTGGCTCTTGAAGCTGTCAAACTTCAAGTTGGTAATAAAGATAACACTACCCTTGAACTCGAAGCTGTCCGGAATGCCTTCGCGGCGCAGGACAGAGCTCTCCGACAGCCAAGAAATCTTGCGCTTCTTGCCGGAGTCCAGGGCGCCTTTCAGCAGGTTCAGACTCACATCGTCCAGCAGGATGCTGTCGCAGTCGTCGAACACAACCATGCAGTTGGGGTCGGAATACTTGTACAGGGTCTGGTACAGACCGATAGGAGTAGCAGAACCTTTGACAACTTCAGCACGGAGGCGCTTGCCAGCCAGTTGGTCCAGCAGGGTAGCCTTTTCAACTTCACGCTCAACGGAGAAGCTTTTGCCAACACCAGGAGGGCCAGATACGATAACAGCACGGATCTCGCCGCTGATTGCGGCCTTGGTCATATCGGTAAGGATCTCAAAACGCTCGGCAATTTCAGCCATGCGCTCTTCGTCAGTTTGAGTAGGAGCCACTTCGGCAGAAGCAATGGTAACAGCATCAGTGCCAGTTACAAACTCGTAGTCGCCAGGACCTTCAACCTTGATACGGATTTCTTCAGGGAAACCTTCGTATGCACCGCCATTCAGAACAGTAACATAACCGCCTTTGGCAGTCTTCTTGTATTGCTCAACAAGAGCAAACACTTTGCCAGAAGCATCGAAGTTACGATACATGCCAGTTTTGATGCGGACGAATGCTTGGGACATTTGGGCTCCTTTGTGTGTCTGTATGCTATCTATTATACTGTTAAACGGTTTCTTGGTCAACCGTTTTTTCCAACAATTCTTGTTGCGAAAAAACAACACCACCGTAGGCTTGTTGAAATTGCAGGGCAACAGCCTTCAGGAAAAAAGTGTATACTTTACCATTACCAGTGATCAGTGTGTACTGCATGTCGTTTTCCTTACTATGCATCTATTATAAGGCAAAACAAAAAACCCGTCAACCTGGACGGGTATTATAGTATAAAAGTATTAATTTAATACTAGAGTATTAATCGGTATTAAAAATTTGATTTGATAATTGTCTTGATAAACTTTTTTGCTTTTTAATATTAGCAGGTTGCCCTGTACCCATTTCGTCATGAGAAAATAATCCATATAATTTAATTTGTGTTGGATTAAATCCCGAAATTAGATACACAATACTAATATCGTGAGTTAAATGTGCATGTCTGAGTTTTGGAACAGCATTTGAAAAAAATCCGCCACCGCGAAATGGTTTATCGCTCGAGCCATATGGCGCAATAGGATTTAATGATTTAGATCTAATAAATTCATCAAATTTTTTTACAATTTGAGGATTTCTAGATCTTTCAATATAGGTGCTTTTAAAGAGATCGCAATACTGAAATTTAACCATTATTTTTCCACTGTTCTAATTCTGACAGTAATTGATCTCCAGTTAAAGGCTCTGACCAAATACCAGACTGATTTGCTTCAACAATTTTTGCCAAATCTTCTGTGCTAAAAGGACCGTCGTTGGTAATGTCAATTGCTTCACGCAACAATTCGGCTTTAGTAAGGATAATGTCTTTAGCGTTCATAGTCAAGTATTTATGGGTTTGTAACAATCTTTAAGTCCTAGCCAATTATAAGCTTCTCCGGGTGTGATATTAGTAAGGTATTTTTGATACACAGGTTGCAGTTTTCTTTTATACCACTGAAACATACTAGAACCTGTAGAGTTAGTCTTAAGAGTGTGCTCCCAGTTTTCACTATCTTCAAATGCACCCATGGACCACAGATAATACAAATGACTATCAGCGGCACGGCGCATTTCAGGAGTAGGACCTGATCCCATAAAGAATGAAGATATTTGCATTAGTGCGTGGGCCTGAGTCATTCTTAGACCGTTCCAGGCGCAAAGTACTTCATCAAATTTTTCGTCGTACCAAAATACAGGACGGGGACCTAGTAGGCTCAATAAAATGTATTCAGACTGCATCGTATTCCAACTGTGGTTTAGACCAATCAATTTGTGCTCGGGCACTCTCGATTTGCTCTAGTAATGTTTCACAAGGGCGATACCCATAGACTATGTACTTGATCATTCTAGGTACGATATGACTAGGTACATGGTTTGAAGTTAGTCGCAATACTCGATTCTTAATATCAGGCACAGTAGAATCGCCAACAACCATTTTGCGCCCATCAGTAACTAATTGACAAACTGTAAAGTCAAAACTCTTAATTACATCCTGTGCAGAATCAAAAAATCTACGACGGATAATTTGCAGAACATGCGTTTCTTCGGGATGATAGAGTTTATAACTAATGGCATTATCTGTTGCATAAACTTCGCTTGCGCCTAGTGCAACAATGGCTTCTTTGGCTTGGTTAAACTGCTCTGGGCTAGAAAACCAAAAATCCCAATCGCTTTGATTTAGAGGTTGTCCTAGATAAAATTTTCTAACAGAACCTCCTGCAAGCCAAGGACCTTTGTCAATATCCAAGTTCATATATTCTGCCAGTTTTGCACCAAACATACTAGGTATCAATGGCCTGTCGGGTGTTTCGGGCAATTCAACTCGAGACTTTGAATATGTTTCAAAGGCCCCAGAAAGTATTTCCATTACAGAGGCCATTAAACTAGTTCCTCTACAATGCCTAACACTTCAGCGGCAATAAGGAACACTCCTGCCAGGAACAGGTTTCCGGGCCAGATTAAAGAGATGCCAGCCGCAATTCGTGTGGCACTTTTAACAAGGCTCACATAAAAGTGACCTTTACTTGGGTCTTTAGGTTGGATTTCCACGATTAAACCATCCTTTAATTATTTTAAACAAATTATAAAATCTCATACTATGAGTATTAATCATAGGAGGATGCAATGGACACCTACCTTGCCGATACTCGCAGTCGGGACTATACTCTTTTCTGCAAATTATGCATTTTGTCATATTAATCCTTTGGCGCCAGATCCAAATGTTTACAGGCACCACGATAGGTATAACCCGGGCAAGAACAACGCCAATGGCCATCTGCACGAGTTAGATTATACACAGAACCTTTACTGCCCTCAACCTTAATGGACTCGGGTTCAGTTTCCACAGACTTGACTACCACAAATGTACGACCACGACGATCAAATTTGATGGGCTTCTTAAAGGTAAATTTTTTCTTTGTACCTTTACGAATGTAGGCGGTCATCTCTGTCAGACTGTCATTGACATAGTAAATGTGATTGGGCGTAGCCGCATCGGGCCAGACAGTGGTTTCTTGTACGATCTTCATGTGCCTATTATAGCAAAATAAAAGCCCTTGGTCAATCAAGGGCTTTTAGTACTTAGGTATTAGTTTTTAGATAGTGTCGGTATTCCCGTTTTAACCACCAGCGATAACGGTTAAAATACTGTGGCAAGTCGTGATCTCTGGGCTGTTGCCAAGCATCTAGTTCATCTAAATGTTCGAACCACTTGTTTTGTAACCATTGCCTAAATGACGGATTGGTCATTTTGATCTCCTCTACTTGGGTATTATTTTACTAGTAAAGTCAAGACTTTGTCTACCTGGATTTGGTTCATACCAGCCGTTTCCGGTATAGATGTTAAGAACATCTTGAAAGTATTCTTCGTACATTTGGGCCACACGGTCTAGGCTAAAGTTTTCCAAGGCCCAGGTGCGACAGTTTTCGGGTTTGATTCGATCAATATTTTGGGCCGCCCAGACAAACTGTTCAAAGGTGCGACAGCGATACCCAGTTAACCCGTTGATATTATTTTCTGTAAATGATCCCCAGTCGGTACTAATAGTCGGGGTACCCGACATAAGCATTTCGATTTGAACCCCACCAAAAGGTTCTACATACATACTAGGCACAAAGGCTGCTCTAGCTCGACTCATTAATTGTTTTCGAGTTTTAATATCGGCATAGCCGACAAACTCTACATGGTCAGGAATCTTTTCGTAACCCATGTCTGCTAGACTTCCTTGGCCAGCAATCTTTAATCGTGCTCCAATTTTTTCTGTTGCTTGGATTGCAACATGCACTCCTTTACCATCATATACTCTTCCAACAAACAAGAAATAATCTTCTTTCTCTTCCGGTGTATATTCAAAATCATCAGGGTCAAAATAATTAGGGATAACAACATCATACCAATCCTGTTTACAACGGCCTACAGCTTCTAGCCCATAATAGGCATGATAGATAGCATAACTTTCAAAAATTTTAAATCTAGCAAAATGCCCACCAGCATAACCAATACCGGGTTCAACTACAATCATATCAGGATGTGCATCACAAATTGGTTTATGACCCCAGCCCCAAAAAGGCAGTAGGAAATCGTTCTTCTGTTTTCGTTGGCCGATTTCTCTAATGGCATTTCTATAGAATGTTTGATATGCATGATCGTTTACATCGAACTTAAAGAAGTTTTTACGCCAATCGTAATTACCATAGGCTTTTTCTAAATCTTCGTTGCCGATTACATCAACATGCTCGTTGCAGACAACATCACTGTCTGGGTGACCATAATGAATAATTTCGTGACCGCGGGCCTTCATCATCTTGCCAAACTTCCATACTTTTTGGGTATAGGCACAGGCATTGTATTGTTTGTTAGTTACGGTATGGGGTAATCCTAGAATGTGAAATCTCATTGTTGTTCTTTGTTATATAAGATGCTTTCCAGTTTGGTTAATGTAGACACATAGTTTTTAGCCAAACACAGTTGTACAAATGTATGTAGCTGATCATCGTACCAATGATTAGGTTTTGGTGTTGAGTCTAAAAACCTCATTGTGTCATCTTCGTTGAAGTACAAAGGACTATTAAATGCCCCGTGGAAACCAAATGTTCGACCAGTAAAGTTATTCCATTCATGACCAAATTGGTCAGCTAGTGCAATAGGTGCATAATTGATATTGTATTTGCTTCTCAAGTAACCAGAAAAACCTTGGCATATTACTGCATCTTCGTTGCTGGTTCTTTGCCCCGGAGAAGTTGCTATAGAGGTATCTTGTAATGCTGACAATAGTCTAAGGCTACGGAGAGAAAAGCCGCCGTTACCAACTCGTTCATCAGGAGCTATCCATTGAAACCTATCGGGCCAGACTGGACCAATGTAATCGTATTGATAAAAATCATTGTTCCAAAACTTACTGTTAACTGCCATACCGTCGTGCTGTATGACTAAAACAAAATCTGTTTTAATATGAGGGAATAGACCTTTAAGGCACAGTTGGTTATAGTCGTCTTTGTTGAACGCATCGGGCAATTGTACAAAACGGCCGTAGTCAACAACAGGCCGATCGCTAAAAACAACAACATCTTCCCACTCAGGTAAATTCTTTAAAGTTGTTTCGATGGAAAACTTCATCATATCATGATTGTTATTTCCAGCAATGGCAACTGTTATCTTTTTCATATTTTCTTGTAAGAGTAGGTAAGACCTATGTCTCGATCAAACTTATTGAAATAAGTGTTAGCGGGATCAATCCAACTGAACAACCAGTTGCGAATGTCGCCCGGGTTGTGTTTTAATAGGGTTTCTTCAGGAAACTCCATTAGTACAACTCTCTTTTCAACTCTAGGATAGCAGTTAGCAATATGCATAGGTCCACTATTGACACCAATGAACTTAGACGAAGTTGCTATTTCTCGAGCCGACTGCCAATAATCGTATTGCCCTCTGCGATCAATACTGTGACCACCCACAGGTTTGTCACCTTTAGAACCAATTTGCACTATTTGATAGTCACGATAATTTTCTAAGATTGCTGTGATAACTTCGTCACTCAAATAACGCTCAGAATCCTCTCCTGAACTATATCTAATAGCAGGCTCGTTATCTCTAGTTCTATCACTGCCGCTGGTGTGTACTACAATTTTATCTGGTTGTATCTTTTCGTCTTCGTAGATGTATAACCTTGGGTGACGAAGTACAATATTTTCAAGCCCAAAGTTTCGGCACATGTACTCAATTTGACTATTAGCCACAAAAGACTTCATAGTATCAAAATAGTGTTGCGCCTGCTGAGGCACACGACAATCTGGTATCAGATTGATTGTGGGTAGTCCTTGACTTTCTTGTTCTGTTTTAAATTCAACATAAGGATTGTGTTTAAAAGCCCAAATTGCAGAGTCTGTGATCACAGATTTCTCACCAGTGGCATGAAAAATATTCTCAGGTACACCTGTAGTACAGACCTGGTCACCAATGTGACGGAAGTTGAAATGTAATTTAAACATTTATAGTTTTTTGAGTATTATTTCAACAGCAGAATCTGCAATGTCATCGTAGGTTTGATCGTACCTAGGTGCACGATACCTATAAGTAGCATCAAGCAATTCTATTTTTAAAGTTTTGATTTGATCCCCAAAGGACGCTAATAGGTTCATTAAATTAACTGACACCGGTGACCAAGATTCCTTTTTAAAAATAGTAAATGTGCACTTGTGGTCACCATTGAATGTAGAAGGAAACTGTCCTTGCTCGTAGAGATCTTCGTCAGGAACCAAAATAACTAGGTGGCCGCCTGGCCGACAAATTCTAATCCAATTGCTTAATCCTTCATAGGGATTTAATAGATGCTCTAGACAATGACTACTGTGTACAAAGTCGTAGGTGTTGTCCTCAATGCCTTGCATAAGTTGGGCATCACCGTCATGCCAATCCCAGTCACGAACTTCTTGAATGCCGGGGAAAAAGTCTTTAAAGTTTGACAGCCCGTCGTTGCCTGCACCAATGTCAATACCGCGACCTACAAAGTATCTTGTAGCAAAACGGATATCGTACATTCTCCTTACCATGGATTTACTAGTTTCTTTTGTCATGTTATTCCCTTGATAAAAGAATGTAGCCTTCTTGGTTGGTAAACTTTTTAACTGAATAGCCTTGATACTTGTTTATAAAATCTAGGTTCAGACCAAATTGATGTCTATCGGCCCATACGCCATTTTCAAAAGGATGGTCCTCGTAGATCCTAAGGTCGTCGCAGATGATTATATCTTGTTTATCTTTTCTATTTTGATAAATGATATCCAATTCTTGCTCCAATGGAAAAGTAAGGTCGTCTTTTACAACTTCTACAGATCCATTGCTTTTATCAAAGCCAAACAGGTGTGCATCTAAAAAGAAAACAACCGATGAGATATGTTGAATCTTAGACATCAAATTAGTTAAAAATTCAACAGATGACTCTTGCGTAATTGTAACACTGGCTTCTCTATCCTTAAATCGATTATTACAAAACTCGATCATTTGTGGATCAATGTCACAACTATAGCATTCTGTAAAACCCACCTGCATGGCATAGTCTAAAGAATCGCCATAAAAACAACCTGTCTCAACAAATGTTTTGGTGTTTAGTAGTTCAACAACTTGATCGAGAGGTAAACAATCTCGACTGAATAATTTTAGTGTTCCCATAATTTCCTTAAATTATAAATTGGTCTGGTCGTCGGAAAAGACAAAAGTGACTGGCAGAATTTTTTTGGTTCTCTAGAAAAACTGGCTTCTTCAACGACTCGTTAATTGCATTTATTAGATTTTCATTACCGGCATAAAATTTTGCGGCTGCTACAATGCTGGCTATTTCGAGCACAGTTTTTGTTTCATGCCAGGCAATACCAGTATTGTGTTGTTGCTCAAACAAATTGTATTCTTCCTGTGTTCCTAGAAAAACACCATGCTTGGCAATGTTTTGTTCTTTAAGGTAAAGATAAAAAGGATTAGGAGTTTCATTACCGGCCAAGTATCGCTTGGTCCTTGAAACTACAATTTTATTTTTAAAGTCTTGATTTGGTGTAACGGTAAGCCAAGGGCGATCTAATTCAGATTCGATATCCACTGAGCCTAAGTTAAACGCATGAAAAAAGCTACCAGCTATTGACGATTTTATTTGAAATATTTTTGTGCGAAAAAGATCTAGGTTATAATCAATGTCTTGATCAGTATAAGTCTGCACACTGGTAATATAGGGTTGTTGCTCAAGCAGTCCAATAATTGATTCAGCAGATGCCTGTGTCAACTTGTACTCGTTTGCACCAGGATCAAAATCATTTAAACGGAGATATAAGTTGCCGCCGCCAAGATATCTAACTAGCGGAAGCGACCAAATAATATCTCCAAGTTTTCCCGAATGCAAAAATGATTTAATTGTCATTTTTTGATTTGTCGGCTTCTAGATATTCTTTAATTACTCGAATGGCTTTACGACTGGTGTCGTAGACATATTCTTTGGTTTCGTCCTCAGTAGTAATAACTAAGATGAAGCCATTTGCCGCTTTGCGGATTTCGATTGATTCAAACATGATTGATCCTTATAAGGTGAATGTTAACAGTAGCATGTTAACACACAGACCTTATAAAGTCAAACTATTTGGTTATCTTTTTTGACGACCGATCTGCGGTTCGCCGCCTGCTTCGGGTTCACTGCGAGTAGGACGAATATTTACTCGTTTGCCAGTTACTACATTAGGTGCTGCCACTGGTTCTAATGCTGGTTCAGATGATCGCTCATCGTCGATATCCTTGGCGCCATTGCGTAGAATCTTAAAAGTAAAATTGCCTTTAATACCAGTGCTGTAATAGGTCTTACTAGCACTAAAACTAACACCGGTTACAGTATCGCTGGGCCACTTGGTGTTAAAGTCATCTAATGTCCATTGATCACCTTTTTCACTGGCCTTAGTATAAACTTGTATCAATGCGCCGTTGTTTAAAATTTCACTTGCGGCTTTACCAAAGTTTGTGTTTGTGTTTACATATTCTGCCACTTTGTGTGCCACAGCGGCAATGCTATGAAAATATAAATTAACAGATTCTGGTCTGTCTGTGTTTCGACCAGAAATTAAGGCCTGTAGTTTTTTGCTACCTAGTAGTTTGCCTTTTTCCAACGGCATAGGAGGCATATTTTTAAAGCTACGAATTGTTTCAACATCTTCATCGTCGATGATTTTGAACCTAACACCTAATTTTAAAGGTGCGCCACTTTGACCGCCTTGCTTGACATCGTTAATTAATTCAATAATGTCGGCATGTTTTTGTAACAGGGCAGGATTTGAAGATTTTAATTCTTCTGCGGCATCAACAATGTTCTTTGCACTGGCTTCGGCACCCTTAGCACCTTTACTGCTGACCTTGATCTTTTTGCCATCGGGTGCAATAAGAATACTGTCGCTTAACCCTTCGGTTTTGTCTGTTCCAAAGTTAATTGTGGTATTAGCAAACCCACCAACACCTAAAAACTTTTTGGCTGCATCGCCGGCATTACCTGTGTAGTTTCCGGTATGCAAGGCAATAGGATGTAGCAGTTCGCAGAAGTAATCTCTAAAAGCAGTAAACCCAAGTGCTGGTTCAGCAGGGATAGAGATTGGCAACTTTTGCCCAGCAGCAATAGCCTGTGCAACTCGTGTTAATGGACTTTCTTCGCCAAACTTTTCAGCAACTTGTCTTACAATATCTGCAGGTGCTAATTCATTACCATCAGTTAAAATGTCCTGTGGTGTCATGCCTGCTTGTGTTTTGGCTGCGGCTTTGCTGTTGTATCTGTAACCAGGAATACCAGACTGGTTATTCCAATCATTCTGTGTTGGGTCCGGCTTAACTGCCTTGTAGGGTTTAACATAGGCCAATTTAGATCCATCGGGTTTATCAAATATAGCAATACCAAAGGCTAAATCTTTAGGACCAAACTTGCCTATTAGGTCAACATAGGCATCGGGTATGTTAACCAACTCTTTTAATTCAGAAGCCATTTCTTCGTAACTACCGTACTGAGTACGATCCTGTGGATAAAATTGTACACTGTTTACATAGATTTTATCTTCAGGGTTGCTAGTGCTGATAAATTCTTCTCCGGCACGGCGTGCACCTAGACCGCGGCTTTCAACCAAAGTAATGATGTTAATTAGATCTCGCATACATTATTTAGTGCTAGAGGTTTTTAAGCCAGCTATGAGGTCTACATGAACATTTTGTCTAAATTTTTCCAACTCATGCTCAAAACGACCGCAGACATCATCTAAGTTTTCAGCCGGCGAGCAATACAACTCTGCACTAAGTAGGCCGGCAAGATTTTCCAAACGATCCTTGCGTTCTTGTATGTCAAAAATATAGGCACAGGCTCCGCTATCACGAAGTCTGTGCCATTCTGATAAAAGTATCTGCGCTCGGATTTGTTGCGTTGTCACTTTAAATTGAGTAATCTTCCATCCCAGCGCATTTAAGTCTAACTAGATGCCCTTGCATAAAATTCTTACTTTCAAGACCTTTAAGGATTCCTAAATACTTATTACGCAAGAGTGCTACGCTATTAATTATGGTTTCATAATCAATAACTTCATCTTCGCCATCCACATACTTTTCAGCATCGCGACTAGTTAAAGCTCTGTTGTATGCTTCTAGATATTTTTGGAAATGTTTGCGTCGAATCTTGCGTAACTGAATATTCAAATAGTTTAACACAGCTTCAATTTCTTGAAGCTGGTTAAACCTGTGTTCAGTTATACCAGGCAATTGCGCTATACTCTTTTCAACTTGTCCAGAAATACGACATTCTCTTTTGGCCGCTTCTAACTCGTTTTCGTAATAGGTTATAAAGTCTGGTATGTTGGCAATATCATCGACTACTCGATTATACCACATACTTACTCTTCATCGTAACCGTAATCGTCGTCTTCTTCGAAATCAACAGCATACTCTTTATAGGCACGGCTTAGACTAGAATCAGTGGCGCTGAACTCTTTAAGTTCATTGTCGCTGAGTAAATCAACCATGACACTCATCAAAGTATCTGCGGCTTCTTGCCGATCTTTTTGTGCAATGTATTGCTTGAGTATAGTATACACTTCGCTCAAGACATCAACTTCAACACTCATTCTGTGACTTCCTCTTCAGGTTGTGGAACAGCAGTTTCGTGGCGATGCGGATTAGCGGCGTAGTCCGCCATTACACGATCCAAAGAGCTATCTTCGTTTCGTTCCCATGCCTTACGGAACTGTTTAATTACCGTGCCATCTGCTAGAGTGTATTTAAGACTATTGCCTTCCTTCTGCAATAAACCTTTACCTTCAAACATGTCCACCAGACCGCTGTAGGGATTCATTCCAGATTCATAAGGGATCTTAACCTGCACACTTTCAAAAGGCTTGGCGTAACGAGTTTTCATGATCTTACAAGCGGCACGAATACCCTTTACCTCGCTGATCTTGTTTCCGTCTTCGTCCTCTTTAAGTTTGAGCTTACGCATGGCTACTACAATGGAACTTGCGTAGATAAAACCTTGTCCACCTGAAATTTTGTCATCTGGATCAAACATATCTTGGCTAGCATAGGTATGGTTAGTTGCTACCAGCCCTAAGTTTAAATCACCAAACATGTTAACACAGTTACGAACCAGTGCTGTCAAGGCCTTAGGCTTACGGCCCATATCACCTTTTAAGTCGCCTGCTTCAAACTGATTAACATCTGTAGGAGTTAGCAACATGCCTAGACTGTCTAATACAAACAGAACTTTAGGACGACTATCTTCGGGTAGAGTTTTATATTCTTTGACAAACTCTGAAATCATCTTAGCCACATCATCGATCATGGCCATGTTTAACTTGAGTAACTTATCTTCCGAAGTGTCAACATCTAATGCATGTAACCATGCTTCGTCGAGTGCGTTCTCAGTGTCAATTAAGATGACATAGATACCTTGCTTCTGTGCGTTCTTAACAAGATTGCCAGAGCAAATAAAACTTTTGCCTGCGCCCGACTCGCCGGCAAATACTGTTACCTTACCCATCGGAACACCTTTGTTAAAGTCACCGCTGATAAGATAATTTAATGCGTAATTGTTAGTACTAATCCAGTCAGTAGGATCGTTAAACCCGATGCTGACTCCGTCAATACTTTTTGTAATATTTTTTCGAAACTTGCTTAAATCAAATGGCTTGCCCATTGAATACTCCTTGAAAAGAAAACTCAGACCCGTAGGTCTGAGTTATACCGCTTACTTCTGACGGCTACGAATCATAGCCAAAATGTCTTCGGCTCGTTGACTAGATGGCTTAGAGGTCGATGGTGTAACAAC